ATGCCTGAAAAGAAAACACGAAAACCAGCAGTTAAAAAATCAGTAGCTAAAAAACCAGTAGTCAAAAAAGCGGCAGCCAAAAAAACCGACGGCGGAAACATGCGGGATAAAATCAATGTCCTTGCCATGATAGAAGCGTTGGAACAGCATGTGCTTGGTCAGAAGGAAATGACGGCGACGCAGGTCAATGCGGCTTTGGCTCTACTCAAAAAAACTATGCCTGATATGTCAGAGCCGATCCGCAAATTGATGAAGGAAACGGAAACTCCGAAAGCGCACGAAGACGCGCTGAAAGAACTGGAATAAAAATTTTTCATGAATAAGCGCGAGCGTAAAATTCGTCATCGCCTAAAGATGGATTTCCCGCACTATGCTGAAAAGTGCTTGAAAATCCGTATTAAGCAGGGCGCGATCATGCCTATGGCTTTGAATACGGCGCAACGGTTTATTCATGAACGTCTGGAGGAGCAGAAAAAGCGGACTGGCAAGGTTCGTGCGTTGATTTTAAAGGGGCGGCAACAGGGATGTTCAACTTATGTCGAGGCTCGTTTTTACTGGAAGGTGACGCATCATAAGGGAGTGCGTGCTTTTATTTTGACGCATCTGGATGATGCAACGCGAAATATCTTTCAGATTATGCGTCGATTTCATGAATACTGTCCTTTTCCGGTGAAGCCCAATGCTTCACATGCGAATAGTAGGGAGCTTGTTTTTAACCGTCTTGATTCCGGTTATCAGGTAGGCACTGCCAGATCGCAAGGTGTCGGACGTTCAAATACGCTTCAGTTTTTTCATGGTTCGGAGGTAGCATACTGGGCGAATGCTGAAGAACACGTTTCCGGTGTCTTGCAGGCTGTTCCCGATATGGCGGGAACGGAAGTTATTCTGGAGAGTACCTCCGCAGGGGCGCATGGATTGTTTTATACGCTTTGCGAGGATGCGAGAAAGAAGCGTTCGGAATACGAATTTATTTTTATTCCTTGGTTCTGGCAGTTGGAATATCGCAAGGAGCCGCCGATTGATTTTGAGCTTACCGCCGAGGAAAAAGACTATCAGAAGGAATTTGGTCTGGATGTCGCACAGATGTACTGGCGGCGCGTCAAGACATATGAGATCGGCGATATTTGGACGTTTAGAAGAGAATATCCGGCGACGGCAGACGAAGCTTTTCATACCGACCGTCCGGGTGCGCTTTGGACTCGGGAGACTATTCATCGCAATCGTTGTCACGCGGGGGATATTCCGGAATTGAAACGGATTGTGGTGGCTATTGATCCAGCAGTAACGTCCAATCGCCGCAGTGACGAGACAGGAATTATCGTTGCAGGACTTGGCGACGACGATCACGGTTATGTTCTTGATGATCTAAGCGGTAAATACACGCCTGCGGGATGGGCAACGGTGGCGATTAACGCTTATTGCAAATATCAGGCGGATCGCATAGTTGCTGAAGTTAATCAGGGCGGCGATATGGTGGAGCATACAATTCGCAGTTTTGATGCTGGAATATCCTACAAGGGGGTTCATGCAAGTCGCGGAAAGGTCGTTCGCGCCGAGCCGATTGCTGCGCTGGACAGTCAGGGGCGTATTCATCATGCGGGAATTTTTAGTGCGCTCGAAGATCAAATGTGCCGCTTCGATTCCGTTGCTGGAGGTGCAAGTCCTGACCGCGTTGATGCTCGTATCTGGGCGATGACGGAATTGATGCTAAACAGACCGCCAACGGAAGGCCCTCGACTTTGGGGTGGATAACAGATTTCATTAATTTGGAGATAACAGATGGGTTGGAAAAATGCTCTTACGCAAGTTTTTGCGCATACGCCGGAAATAAAGTCAAGTCGTGCCGCGCCTCTTTTAGTGCAGTTTGGTTTGCATCAGCCGCGCTTTACGCCGCGTCAGTATGACCGGCTTGCTGATGAGGGGTATCAGAAGAATGTTATCGCTTATCGCTGCATCCGGCTTATCAGTCAGAATGCCGCCGCCGTGCCTTGGGTGCTTTACAAGGGTAAGGGTGCTGACAGGATACGGCTGGAAGATCATCCTCTTTTGACGCTGTTGCAGCGTCCGAATCCGATGCAAGGCGGAGCAGAGTTGTTTGAGGCTATTTTTGGATTTTTCCTGATTGCCGGAAATAGTTATCTTGAAACTGTAGGCCCCGAAAATGGTTTGCCGCTTGAACTTTGGACGCTCCGTCCCGATCGGATTCGTGTGGTTCCGGGAGCGCAGGGTATTCCTGTAAGTTATCGCTATGCTGTTGGAGGGAAGTCTGTGGATTTCGCGGTGGACTCTGTGACTGGACGTGCGCAAATCCTTCATATCAAGAGTTTTCATCCACTTGACGATTGGTACGGTATGAGTCCGTTGGAAGCTGCTGCTGTTAGTATAGATCAGCATAACGATGCTGCAAGATGGAATGCCTCGCTTTTGCAGACAGGAGGCAGACCCTCCGGTGCGCTTGTTTATAAGCCTGCGCATCCTGATTCTTCAGATACGATGACGGAAGAACAGCGACAGGCTTTGAAAGGCGAAATGGAGCAATATTTTTCTGGTGCTGAAAATGCAGGACGTCCTCTTGTTCTCGAAGGCGGACTTGACTGGAAGGAAATGTCACTGTCGCCGAAGGATATGGACTGGCTGGCTGGAAAGGATGTTTCGGCACGCGAAATCGCGCTGGCTTTTAACGTTCCTGCGCAATTGATTGGCATTAACGGATCTTTGACTTTTTCCAATTTTGAGCAGGCGCGTCTTTCTCTCTTTGAAGATGCGGTGTTGCCGTTGCTCGATCATGTTAAGGACGAGATTAATAACTGGCTAACTCCGCAGTTTGGCGATGATCTCGCTATAGAATATGATGCCGATAAAATTGATGCTCTTGCGCCGCGCCGTGAAAAAGTTTGGGAGCGTATGAGCAAGGCCGATTTCATGACAGTAAATGAAAAACGCGCTGCTCTTGGCTTTCCGCCTCTTGCGGAGGGGGATGTTCTTGGACGCACTGGGGGTGGTTGAAATGACGCAGATTGAAAAGAGTGTTTCCGTCCGTCTTGGGAATAAGGTTTATATCGTCAGTCCCGATTTTGATCTTATGCGCGAGATTGAGCATGAACTTGGAAGTGCACCCGCGCTGCTTGATAGGTTCACTCAAAGAAGCTGGAAAATATCTGAGCTGGTTACGATCACTCACATGATGTTACAGGCGGCGGGGGAAACTGTCGATTACCTTTCACTTGGCAACCGAATGCTGAAAGAGGGACTTGGTCATTATTTGTCGTCGGTGCAGTCTTTCCTGCGGCTTTCCGTTCATATTGAGTAGGGTTTGAAAATGCCGCATTCGAAATTTGATACGCCGTTAGAGCTGAAGTTTCTGGCTGAAACGGGGGTGTTTGAAGGGTATGCTTCCGTTTTTCACGTTACGGACAGCGTAAATGACCGCATCCTGCCGGGTGCTTTTAAAAGCAGCCTTGAAAAATTCCGTAAGGCAGGGAGCTTTCCTCCCCTGTTGTGGCAGCACGATACTGAAAAGCCAATTGGTGCTTGGCGCGAGATGTACGAGGATGATTGTCGGTGATTTGCCACGCGCAAGGGAAGCCCACAAACTTTTGAAGGAAAATGTCGTCACCGGTCTTTCTATCGGTTATCGCGTGAAGGGATCGAGTCGTGACGAGAAAAGCGGTGCGCGTATCCTAACGGTTGTTGATCTGCTGGAAGTGTCGCTGGTGACTTTTCCAGCTAACGAACATGCGCGGGTACTGAGCGTTAAGAAATTTATTGACGGTGCGGCTATTCCATCAGAACGGGACTTTGAGTCTTTTCTGCATGGGGCGGGATTTAGTCGGAAGCAGGCTAAGGGTGTTGTGGCAAAAGGCTATAGGGCACTTTTGCCTTCGCGTCGGGAAACGCCGGAGAAAAGCATTGGCGTTGATGTCGAAACCATTGCCCGCTTTCGTGCCAGTATTATTCAGGCAACGGAAGATAATAAAATGGCGGCGTTGAAAAGTGTCTTTCCGCCGGAGAAAAAATCGGCGGATGTTCAGGAAGCTTTGCGGCGTTTTAGCGTTAGTCTTTGTCATGCGACGGAAGATAATCTGAAAGCGGGATTTAATCCGAACCAGTCTCGTGTGTCACGCGGTGATCCTGATGGCGGGCAGTGGTCTGGTTCTGGCGGAAGCGGTGGAGGCAGTAGCAGTCCTTCCCGGCAACCTTTACCTACGCGCCGTCCATCTCGTCAGCCGCTTCCGACAAGAAGGCCGGAAGGCTGGGGGCATTTGGATGACGGGGCTGTGAGGAGTACGGTATTTCCGTTGGATTTTATCGGCGGTGGTGGTATCGCCAGAGTGCTAAAGCCTGTTGCTGTAGGAGCCGCCAGAGTCGTTTCGAGGGAGGCTACAGTTATTTCACGATTAAGAGCTTTGAGACAGGAGAGGGGAAGTTCAGGAGCATTGACAGATCATGGTTCCAAGAGGTTCCGTCAGCGCGGTGTTTCTGATAAAGATATTGATGAAACTGTTGCATCTGCAATCAGAGCAGGGAATACTGAAAGCAAAAGAGGTGGGCGGTACAATCAAATGCAAACTCATTATCGTGGTTCGAATGGTTTGACTGTGATTATTGCAGATGAAGGTAGAAAAAAAGGACAAATTATAACGTTGTACGGAAAAAAATCGGGAGGAAAATTTTAATGATTTCGCGCACTAAAATTAAAGATATTCTTCGATCAGCGGATATAGAGGGGTTTATCGAAAGCGGAGCACCTGATGACGAATATGATTCAGAAGCAGATGATATAGCAGTAGCTTTGGAACGTCTTAAACCGGAAGAATTGACGGAGGACAGGGTGCTTTCCATTATTTGCAATATCTGGATGGAATCATTCGGGCACGATGAAAATGAAACAGAGAAAGTTAAACCTTATTTTAAAAATATAGCGCGTAGTATACTCAAATAAGAGTATTGGTGGTTACTGCGTGAAGGAATAATAAAATGGAAGAAAATGAAGCTCTAAAGATTTTCTTAGAAAAGCTTATTAGGTTTGACGCTCCCCTGAAAGAGATGCTGGCGACATTAGAGTCGTTTGATTTAGATGGTTAGGAAGAGTTGGTAACTCTAACACTTAAAGATATTGGTTCTATTTTAACTCGGTTTCTTCAACTTGAATTAACTGCACAGGATGTTACTGATTGGGCAAGTGCGCTTGAATTGCGGGATGATATTAAATTTGGATATGACGATGAGGGCGCAGTATTTACAGCTATTTTTAAACTTGCCACCCCGGAGCTTGAAGGCCCCTTGACGATGCAAAGGGCCGAATCTTTGATTCATGTCTTATCCTCAAAGAAAATGCCAACAGATGAGGACATAAGCAACGCCTATGAAAGACGGTAAGCTACCATGCAAGATCGAAAAACATTGCTGGAAACTATATTGAGACTTAAACATCCTGAAATGTTGAAGCAACTCGCGGCAGCTTTGCGCAAGTCCGGGTGGGATAGTCCTGAGGGAGAGTTGGTTAATCTTACGTGGGAGCATGTTGTTTCTATCCTGCGGCGCTACTTAGCAGGCGAGTTGTCGGAGGCGCAGGTGGAAGACTGGGCTAATTTGGTTGAACTCCGTGAAGATATTACATACGGCATTCAAGATGATAATGAGGTCATTATCGATGCTATCAATGATCTCGCCAATCCGGTCTTGGAAGGAAATCTGATGCCTGAAAGTGCTAAAGCCCTAATAGAAGACTTACGCACAGCATCAGTTGTTTCTATGACGGAAGGCTGAAATAATGGCTATTTCATATATAGACGTAGAAACAAATTTTCGTGTAGAGGATATTGAGGGTTTAATAGAAATGGGTGCACCAGGTGATGAATATAATTCTGAAGCAAAAGAGATATTTGAAGCTTTAAAAAGGTTTGGTAAAGATCAGTTCACGGAAGATAATATCGTTGTTGTTATTTCCCGCGTTTGGAAAAAGATGTTTGATCTTGACGAAGACGATATTAGTAAACGTATGCCTGCGTTTAAAAAAGTGGCACTGGATTTGCTTTCGATATAAAAACGATAAATAGTCAAAAATTTTGAAGAAATTTAAGGCATCCCTGCGTGAGGCAGGGGATACGCCTTGAAACTGGTCATGGGCATAATTGCTGGTGGTCGCGAACGAGTATTGTTTCCTCCGCGAGACGTGGCTGGTGGCAAAGATATATCTATTATTCAAACAACATCAAAAAAGGAAAATGACATGACTAATGACACTCCTATCTTTGACCTGCACCATGATTTTGAGGAGTTCAAGGAATCTAATGACCAGCGTTTGAAGGAAATCGAACGCAAGGGGTCGGCTGATCCATTGACGGAAATAAAGGTTAAACGCCTGAACGAGCGTCTCGATCATATGGAGACGGCGATGAGTCGTTCGCCACGCAGCAGCGTCAAATCGGACGACGGCGCGGAGGCTAAGATTTTTGCCACCGAGCGTAAGCGGCATTATCACGGCGAGTTGGATGTTAACACCTACCGCCAGTATAAAACCGCGCTAAACCATTATCTGCGGAAAAACAATGCCGGCAACACTATGGACGAAATTAAGGCATTGAGCGTTGGTTCTGATCCAGATGGTGGATTTGCAGTTCCGCCGGATATGGGTGGACGCATTATATCCCTTATTCTCGAAACGTCTCCGATGCGTCAGGTTGCTAACGTTGTTACTATCGGCACTGATGCGCTTGAAGGCGTTAACGATCTGTCCGATGCAACATCTGGTTGGGTTGGTGAGACAGAAGCTCGTAGCGAAACGACTACGCCCCAAATAGGCGAATGGCGTATTCCAGTGTTTGAGCAATACGCCGAGCCTCGCGCAACGCAGAAGTTGTTGGACGATGCTTTGTTTAACGTGGAAGAATATCTTGCGAATAAAATCGCCGAGCGTCTTTCCCGTATGGAAAACACTGCCTTTATCAGTGGTAATGGTAGCAAGAAGCCGCGCGGCATTCTGACTTATGCGGATGGTGTTCCGTCCTCCTCTAACTTCTCGGTTATCGAGCAGGTTCTGACAGGCGGTGCTGGAGATTTTGCTGCTTCTAACCCCGGCGACGCGCTTATCAACTTCGTTTACACGCTGAAAGCGGCTTATCGTGAAAAAGCTGTGTTTATGATGAAACGTGCCACGTTGGCGGAAGTCCGCAAGCTAAAGGATAGTCAGGGGAATTATCTCTGGCAGCCTGATTTTCAGATGAAGCAGGGAGGTACGCTTCTCGGCTTCGATGTTGTTGAGGCTGAAGATATGCCAGCCATCGCGGCGAATAGCCTTTCCATTGCCTTTGGCGACTTCAATGCTGGATACCAGATTGTTGATCGTCAGGGCATTCGCGTCTTGCGCGACAGCTTCACCGCCAAACCCTACGTCAAATTCTACACGACGAAACGGGTTGGTGGTGATGTCGTGAATTTCGAGGCAATCAAATTGCTGAAATTCGCGGCAGCCTAAGCTCTGTTTGCGCCAGTGGGTTGTCGCACCCCCCTGCATGTTTCTCATGTGCGGCAATCCACTACTTTTTTCTCTTTATATATGAAAGGAACTTTCCATGCATGATCTTGTCAATAATATCGGCATTGAGCAATCGCTTATGCCGCAGACTATTCAGTCCTCCGCCCTTGGTACTGGTAACATTGATACTCAGGGTGCCGAAGCTCTGGCTGTTGTGCTGTTGGTTGGTAATATTGCCGACACTCTGAGCAGCTCCATTCGCATTGATGTTAAAATCGAACATGCCGATGATGATGGCACAGGATCACCAGATGCTTACGTAGACTGCGTTGATGCAGATGTCTTGAATTTTACTGGTCTTTCTTCCGGTCAGTTTCTGAGCATTGACACAGCCGGTGAAGAGCAGAAACGCTATGTGATTGGTTATCGTGGAGGCAAGCGGTTTGTTAAAGTCACCGCGATACCCGTGAGCCTGTCAACCGGAGGGGCTGTTGCTTTTATGACTTTGAAAGGGAATCTTGGTCAATTGCCTGTAGATAATACCTGATCTCCTGTCCTGTAAAGGGGTGGGGGGTTAATCCTCTACCCCTTCTTTTTTCGATAAAGGATAACCCATGTCGAATCCAAATTACCGACTGACGGAGACTACGCCTCCGGCTTCTGAGTCGTTGACTCTGGCTGAAATCAAAACGTTCCTTCGTATCGACCATAGTAATGATGATGCCATCGTGACGGATCTGATTTCGTCGGCGCGGCAGCTTTGTGAAAGCGAGACGGGACGGAGCCTGATAACCCGTAGCTATAGCCTTTTTCTGGATTTTTGGCCGGATTCTTCAATTACCGAGTGGTGGGATGGAGTTAGAGAAGGTGCGGATGTGGTTGGTAAAATAAGGGTGCTTTCTTTGCCGAAACCTCCGCTTCTTTCTGTTACGTTGATTAAAGTTTATGCTGCTGATAATACATACGCCGAATTTCCTTCTGCCAGTTACTATGTGGATACAGCCGGGATTCCAGGGCGGATCGTTCTGACGCAAGGAGCCTCTCCGCCGACTCCGGGGCGTGTAGCTAACGGTATTGAGATTCAGTTTACTGCCGGATATGGTGCTACGGCGCAGAATGTTCCTGCACTGCTTCGCCAAGGTATGAAACAAGTTATTGCTCATCTATATGAACATCGAGGAGATAGCGCGGATCAGGCTTTGTTGGCATCTGGGGCGGATGTAATTTTTCAATCCTATCGCGTTATGAGCTTGTTATGATTGGCAATCTGAAACATCGCGTTACCTTTCAGAAATCTGTCCGCACGCCTGATGGTGGTGGTGGATTTACGGAGATATGGCAGAGTATAGATTCCAATCCTACTGTATATGCGGCGATTATGTCGCTTTCGGGAGGGGAGCAACTAAGGTTTCATCAGTTTGAGGCAACGGTGACGCATCGTATCGTAACCAGATACCGCAGTGATGTGACTTCAGCCATGCGGATTGTCAGAGGGACGACGATTTACGATATTTCTGCTGTTACTGATAGGAATGGGCATGGCGTGTATCTGGAGATTTTGGCGACTCAGCGCAATTGA